GAAATGTTCTAATTGTTGTATCTTTAATGATGAAATTTCAAGAAGTAATGGGATTCAAAGGTAAACTAATTGACAATGGTGATGATTGTGGTTGGATCGTTGAACAACGCGATCTGAATTTGATAAAATATCAAATCTTTGACTTCTGTGCAAACTACGGATACGAATTTAGAATTGAAAATGTAACAAAAGTATTCGAACAAATTGTCTTCTGCCAAACACAACCTGTTTGGAACGGAAAACAATACATAATGTGCAGAAACCCACACACATCATTGGTAAAGGATAGCATCATGCAAGCTCCTGGTGATAACCAGACAATTTTCGATATTTGGAGAACCAGCACAGCAGCTGGAGGCTTAGCAATGACAGATGGATTACCAATTTTTCAAGAATTTTACAAATTTCTTAGCAGAGGATCAGGATCCACAAAGGTGCAACAAAATTTTGCAAACCTTGGTGAAAGTGGATTCTGGAAAATGGCAAAAGGATTGCAATACACAGGAAGAGAACCAGATGCAAAATCGAGACATTCATTTTATTTAGCATTTGGTTGGACCCCACAAGAACAGGAGCTCATAGAAGAGAACTATAGAAAAGCATCAATAACCAAGTTACCGGTCTTGGGAGTTGACAGCCCTCCTTATTTGAAACAACACGCGAGCAGTCCACCCCATTATGAGAAAGCAAAAGACCTTCTCCAAGAAGAACAAATCAAATTCCCCGAGCACGAAATCTTCCCAGATTTCTGCTAAGAAACAAACAATTCTTAAACCAAGATCACAGAACAAACAACAACAACAACCAACCCTAAGACAACAAGGGAAAAGAATCAAATCCACCAGCATAACAACTGGATTACAAGAAGTGTTTGATTCAGTAGTCGATGCCGGTGACAACTTAGTTGGCACACTTGAACTTCAACCAAAATCAATTCTAAATTTACCAGGTTCAATTTTAAAGGTAGTAGACACTGTCTCAGACACAATATCAAATCTTACTGGAATTGATGATAAAACCGTTGTCAAAATCAACAAAAATCAAGAAATCAACAATGAAAACACTACTGTTGTAAGAGAACTTTCAAAACACATGCCAGTATTAAATACCACAGCAGTTCCTT